CATCATAACTATTTGATTACCGCAAACATACATATATATTACGAATCGAGAAGAATCTTTTTATTTAAAAATTGAAGCTCAATTCTTTTTCCACTTAAATAAAAAGCTATATATTTGCATTCCAAAAAATTAATAGGTCAAAATCAATTAATTAATTTATAGACATGACTAAAGCAGATATTGTTAGCGAGATTTCAAAAAGCACTGGTATCGACAAACAGACAGTGCTAGCAAGCGTTGAGTCCTTCATGGATATCGTAAAAAGTTCTTTAGCCCAAGGCGAAAACGTTTACTTGAGAGGTTTCGGAAGTTTCGTTATTAAGAAGAGAGCTCAAAAGACAGCTCGTAATATTTCAAAAAATACTACGATCATCATCCCGGAACACAACATTCCGTCATTCAAGCCGGCTAAGACTTTTATTGGTGAAGTTAAGTAATTAATTATTATACGTTTAATTTAAAATTTTAAAGCGATGCCTAGCGGAAAGAAAAGAAAAAGACATAAAATGTCTACGCACAAGCGCAAAAAGAGACTGAAGAAGAATAGACATAAGAAGAAATAAGTCTATCTAACGAACTCTAAAGAACAAACTTAATAAGTGACCTTTTAAGTTTGTTCTTTGCGTATTTTATAAGGTCTGATCTTAAAAACACATCTTAAGTGATTAGTGAATTAGTAGTTGATGTACAGCCCAAAGAGGTATCTATCGCCGTCTTGGAGGACAAGAGCCTTGTGGAGCTCCAAAAGGAGGCCCGCAACGTCTCGTTCGCCGTTGGTGATATCTATCTAGGTAAGGTTAAGAAACTGATGCCGGGCTTAAACGCTGCGTTCATTGATGTCGGTTACAAAAAGGATGCGTTTCTTCACTATTTGGACTTAGGTCCTAACTTCAACACCCAACAGAAATATTTAAAGCAATTGCTGAGCGATCCCAAAAAGGCGCCGGTACTGTCGAAAACTCAGATTCTACCGGAGATCGAAAAGAACGGGAGTATTAGCGACGTGCTGAAAGTAGGACAAGAGGTGTTGGTTCAAATTGCTAAAGAGCCTATCTCGACGAAAGGTCCCCGATTGACTTCCGAGCTTTCTTTTGCCGGAAGATATATCGTGCTGATACCGTTCGCCGATAAAGTATCTGTCTCCACCAAAATTAAATCAAGCGAGGAACGGGCTCGTTTGCGCCAGTTAATCCAAAGTATCAAACCGAAGAATTTCAGTGTTATCGTACGGACATCCTCGGAGGGCAAACGTGTCGCAGAGCTTGATCATGAACTAAAGACATTGGTGAAACGATGGGAAGATAATATCGTGAAGGTGCCTAAACTCAAAGCTCCGGCTATCGTTTATGAAGAAACGGCACGTACCGTAGCTTTACTTCGGGATATATTCAACCCCTCTTTCCAAAATATTTATGTAAATGACAAGGAGGTCTACAATAATGTCCGCGACTATGTAAGCTTGATCGCACCGGGACGGGAAGAAATCGTACAGTTATATACGGGAGAGCTTCCTATCTTTGACAACTTTGCGGTCACCAAGCAAATCAAGTCGCTATTCGGACGAACTGTCACTTACAAGAGTGGAGCTTACTTGATTATCGAGCACACGGAAGCTATGCACGTTATCGACGTGAACAGCGGGAACCGTTCCAAAGGCAGCGATGCTCAAGAGAAGACAGCTATCGACGTAAATATAGCCGCCGCCGATGAGATCGCCCGTCAGCTCCGCTTACGAGACATGGGAGGTATCATCGTTATAGACTTTATCGATATGGCAGAGGCTGCCAACCGGCAAAAGCTATTTGAACACATGACAAAGGCAATGGCAAATGACCGGGCTAAACACAACATCCTTCCTCTTAGTAAGTTTGGCTTGATGCAGATTACCCGTCAGCGGGTACGTCCGGCAATGGACGTGGATACGTCAGAAGACTGCCCATCCTGTTTCGGAACAGGAACGGTTAAGCCTTCCATCCTGTTTACCGACAGCCTGGAAGAAAAAATAGATTGCTTAGTAAACAAACATCACGTGAAGAAATTCACCCTGCATGTACATCCGTATGTCGCAGCGTATGTGAACAAGGGGTTGTTCCCCTTGAGCATGAAGTGGAAAATGAAGTACACACATGGTTTAAAAGTTATTCCCAATCAAAGTCTCGCCTTTCTTGAATACAAATTCTTTGATGCCGACAAGAATGAGCTTGACATGAAAGAAGAAAAGGAAATAATCAACAAATAACAAGAGAAGCCCCGGGCCTATTAAAGCGGTTCCGGGGCTTTCTGTATTCTGCCAAACCGTCAAAATGTCACGATTCATGACACGTATTATTTATTTTCAAACCCAAACTTCTTTGGCACGGCATTTGTTGAATACTATGTGAATCCTTTAAACAAGGAGGATGACGGACGATGAATAATAACAATTAAAATATTTACAATCATGGGAAAGATTATTGGAATCGACTTAGGAACAACCAACTCTTGTGTTGCCGTATTGGAAGGTAACGAACCGGTTGTTATCGCGAACAGCGAAGGTAAAAGAACAACACCTTCAATCGTAGCTTTCGTAGAAGGCGGCGAGCGTAAGGTAGGTGATCCCGCAAAACGTCAGGCTATCACCAATCCTGAAAAGACTATATTCTCTATCAAACGTTTCATGGGTGAAACTTATGACCAAGTACAAAAGGAAATCAATCGCGTTCCTTATAAAGTAGTGCGTGGTGATAACAACACTCCTCGTGTAGATATCGAAGGACGTTTGTATACTCCGCAGGAAATCTCAGCGATGATCCTGCAGAAAATGAAAAAGACAGCTGAGGATTATTTGGGACAGGAAGTAACGGAAGCCGTTATCACAGTACCTGCTTACTTTAGTGACGCTCAACGTCAGGCTACGAAAGAGGCTGGTGAGATCGCAGGTTTAACCGTACGCCGTATCGTAAACGAACCGACTGCCGCTTCTTTAGCTTATGGTTTGGATAAGACGAACAAAGACATGAAGATCGCCGTATTCGACTTAGGTGGTGGTACATTCGATATCTCCATCCTTGAGTTAGGTGACGGCGTATTCGAGGTAAAATCAACAAACGGTGATACTCACCTAGGTGGTGATGACTTCGACCACGTAATCATCGACTGGTTGGCTGAAGAATTCGAACGAGAGGAAGGCGTAGACTTACGTAAAGACCCGATGGCTTTACAACGTTTAAAAGAAGCTGCCGAGAAAGCGAAGATCGAGTTGTCAAGTACGACTAGCACGGAGATCAACTTGCCGTATATCATGCCGGTAAACGGTATTCCAAAGCACTTGGTTAAGACTTTGACTCGTGCTAAATTCGAACAATTGGCTGACGGTCTGATCCAAGCATGTATCGAACCGTGCCGTCAATCCTTGAAAGACGCAGGTTTATCAACTTCTGATATCGACGAAGTGATCTTGGTAGGTGGTTCTACTCGTATCCCGGCTGTACAGGCTATCGTTGAGAAATTCTTCGGTAAAGCTCCGTCTAAGGGCGTTAACCCGGATGAAGTAGTAGCCGTAGGCGCAGCGATCCAAGGTGGTGTATTGACAGGTGAGGTTAAAGACGTATTGCTGTTGGATGTTACTCCGCTGTCTTTAGGTATTGAGACAATGGGTGGTGTAATGACTAAATTGATCGAGTCTAACACGACCATCCCGACCAAGAAGTCCGAGACATTTACGACTGCCGTAGACAATCAGCCTTCTGTTGAGATCCACATCTTGCAAGGTGAGCGTTCTTTGGCTAAAGACAACAAGTCTATCGGCCGTTTCCACCTAGATGGAATACCTGCCGCACAACGTGGTGTCCCTCAGATCGAGGTTACATTCGATATCGACGCCAATGGTATCTTGAACGTATCCGCCAAGGATAAAGGAACCGGTAAAGTACAAAGTATCCGTATCGAGGCTTCCAGCGGTTTGAGCGATGATGAGGTTAAGCGTATGAAAGAAGAGGCTGCCGCAAACGCAGAGGCCGATAAGAAAGAGAAAGAGCGTATCGATAAATTGAATCAAGCGGATAGCATGATCTTCCAGACCGAGAAACAATTGAAAGATCTTGGCGACAAGCTTCCGGCAGACAAGAAAGCTCCGATCGAAGGTGCCTTGAACAAATTGAAAGAAGCTCATAAGGCTCAGGATATCGCAGGTATCGATGCTGCTATGGCAGAATTGAACAGCGTATTCCAAGCAGCTAGCCAAGAAATGTACAACGCTCAAGGTGGCGGCGCTCAAGGCGGCCCGCAAGCAGATCCTAACTTCGGTGGTCAACAAGCTGGCGGTAACGCAGGTAGCAGCAACAACAGCAAAGACGGTAACGTTACGGACGTTGACTTTGAGGAAGTGAAGTAAGTATCGGTAAACAACGATAACTAACGATAGAGAAGTAGGGTGTAGCTCAATGAGTTACACCCTACTTTATTTTTAACACTTTCTGATGGATTTGCTTGTTTCTCGGATTTTTATTGTATATTTGTACCATATTTGTGCCGCGATAAGAAAGTCGGAAATCTGCGACAAAATATAAACGGATTGAATACAAACAAGTAAAAATCAGCATTATGCCAGCAGCAAAGTTCGAGATAAAGCGCAAATGCCAGGTGTGTGGTCAGGAGTTCATCGCCAAGACCATAGAATCGTGGTATTGCTCCAAACGCTGTTCCAACATTGCCTATAAGCGCAGGAAAGACGAAGAGAAGCGGAATCAGCGATTGGATGAAATTGTAAAGAGCATCCCGAAGCACCAAGATTACATCAAGGTGTCGGAAGCTTATGCCATGTTCGGCATCAGCAAAGATACGCTGTATCGTCTGATACATAAAGGGACTATTTCGCACATAAATCTTGGAACTAACCAAATCCGTGTCAGCAAAGAAGAACTGCTGAAACTCTATCCGCTACGAAAGAAAGCTCTGACAAAACCCAAACCCGTTGCAAAACTATATAGCTTGGAGCCTAAAGACTGTTATACTATCGGCGAAATATCCAAGAAGTTTCATTTAGAAGACAGTACGGTCTATCTACATATCCGTAAATACTCTATCCCTACCCGGCAGATAGGTAACTTCGTTTATGTGCCCAAGAAAGAAATTGATAACCTATATAAAGGGATGAAGCAATGAAGAAAGCGTTGGCCAATACACGAGTTTCAGTAAAACTCCGCAAATCGGAATACCGCGAGGAATGGTACCTGTATGTTGAAGCTTATCCGGTTTTCCAAGCAGACAAACCCACTCCCCAAAGAGTGCGTGAATATCTGAGCCGTACTATAACCACTCCCATATGGGATAAGTCGCGGAATGCCCGAACCGACAAAGACGGCAAGACCACTTATAAGCTAAAGCGTGACTTGAACGGCATCATCCAATGCAAATCTCAATTAGACCAAGAATCGTGTATCTATGCCGACAAGGTGAGGAGCCTGCGCCAAAAGGAATACGATAACGCTTCGCTTTATTCTGAAACGGATGCAGAACAGGCAGAGCAGCTAGAGCGTTCACGTTGCAACTTCATAGACTACTTCGACCATGTGCAACGGTTACGCCACGCCCATAGCTCCGATTCCATTATCATCAACTGGAAGCGTGTACATGAATTGTTGAAAATCTTTGCGAAAGGAGATACCATCCTTTTCTCACAGATTGACTTGAAGCTGATAGAATCATTCCGTATGTTCCTATTGAACGCCCCACAGGGAGGAGGCAAGAAAGGTGTTATCTCGCAAAATACGGCATCCACTTATTTCTCCATATTCAAGGCTGCATTGAAGCAGGCTTTCATTGACGGCTATTTGACGGTTGATATTGGGGCAAAGATCAAGGGTATTCAAGGTCAAGAAAGCCGTAGGGAATACTTGACCATTGAAGAACTGAACCGCTTGGCTCAAACTCCATGCGACCCGTTGTTGAAGCGTGCCGCCCTCTTTTCTGCACTTACCGGGCTTCGTCATTGTGACATTCAAAAGTTGAAGTGGTCAGAGATAGAGGTATTCAATGGTGGTTACCGTTTGAACTTTACTCAGCAAAAGACCAAAGGCGTTGAGTATATGCCTATATCCGAACAAGCATTTCAATTATGTGGTGAAAGGAAGGACGGCGAACAATTAGTTTTTGGCGGACTGCCAGACCCGTCATGGATTAACCGTCCGATAAAGAAATGGGTTGCAGAAGCCGGAATAACGAAGCACATCACCTACCATTGTTTTAGGCACTCGTATGCAACCCTGCAACTCGCCGGAGGAACAGACATTTATACTGTTAGCAAAATGCTTGGTCATACGAATGTCCGTACAACTCAAGTGTATGCAAAGGTTGTTGATGCTAAAAAGGAAGAGGCTACCAAGACGATTAAGCTTGATTTACCGTATTATTGACTATAATTTTATATTCTAAATCAAATTATTAGGTAAATACGTAAATAGTTTTATGTCACAATAAAATATATTGTTGTTTTTCGAAATAATTTTGCATCTTTGAAGGTATAAGACAATAGAGTGTAATTATATGGCAACAAATAAAAACATTAATCGTATCAAAGTAGTTCTCGTAGAAAAGAAGAAAACGAACAAGTGGCTTGCTGACCAAATAGGTAAAGATCAGGCTACAGTGAGCAAATGGTGTACTAACACAACTCAACCCACTCTTGAAACTCTAGTAGAAACTGCAAGAATACTTGAAGTTGATATTCGGGAGTTGCTCGTACCTACAGACAATCAGAAAATTATGATGACGATCTTGTAATAACTAAATCTAATAGAATATGGTCAGCAAATCAATAATAGAAAAATTACGTGAGATATATCAATCTTTGCCTAAGGTTGAACTGGTTGACAAGGGTGATGGATGGGTGAACCAGTATGATTTCTTACGTGCTGTTGGAAAAGTAGGTATCAATTATAAGAATCTGGGGTACGATCATTTCTATGAATTTTTAACAGATTCTGGATTGTTTTCATTCTGGACAGATTTCTCGGGAGAAAAACCTATAAGGTATGTAATTGAAAAAGCT